ATGCTCATTGGCTAACTTACATGGTGACTTTGTTTATAAACTCTACCAAGAGGTCTTAGCAAACGATGGCATAGATCCTACCGAAATGCTGAAACGATTTATGCGTTAGTTAAGTAACGGATTACTCTGTTCAGTTTTAAATTCGTTTAGTCTTGCTTCAAAATAATCTAAGGCAGCTTGATTAATCTTAACGTCACCTCTTAGTTCTTCGATAATTCTATAAACCTCAGTTAAATCTACTTCCTGATTTATAACAAACTTCTTATCTTCAATAACATCTAGTCTTTGGTTAAACGTACCCCAAGTGTAAAATCCACCACCAATGGTACAAACCAAAGTTATCAATAGTCCTACCTTTTGTAATTTCTCAATCATTGTCTTGCCTCTAATAATGCTTTTAATTTAAAATATGCTTTGTTGGTTTTGTCTCTAGCAACATCCATTTTGACTTCGTGTTGTGCTACTGGATCAATGGTTGCCATTGATATTTGGTTTTGATAAATAGTTTTGTCATAACCTACTAGTGCGACCTGATTAAAGAACGCAGGATTACCACCAGGTAGTTGTCGGTTATCTATCATGGCATTGTTTAATGCAGTATAGGCTGACAAGTCTGGTTGATTAGCAGTCATCTCACGACTTAATACTTCATTGACTACATCTAAGGTAGCAGTGACTTGTTGTATTTTATTTGTCACTTGTTCTTTAATAACTCGTTCAATGTTAGCTATATCTATTTTAGGTTTTTCAGTAACTATATCTTCTTCCACTGTTGGCTCAGGTTTTGACTCAATCTTTGCTTCAACTGGTTCCTCGATAATTTCTTCTTGTTCGGTAGTTTCTGGCTCTGAAACTGGTTCGTCTGCAACAAGTTCTTCGCTACTGGATTGTTCTTCAATTTCTGGTTCATCTATCGGTTCTTCTTCCATGACAATTTCTTGCATAGGTTTATCTTCTATTATGGGTTCAGCCGATGCCATAACTACTGGCTCACTAACTTCTTCTACCATAGGTTCTTCAATTATTTCTATAGGAGCTTCTTCAAGCATTGGCTCCTCAACAAACTCTGGTTCTGCAGTAAACATTTCAACCAACACCTCGGTGTCCATTGGTGCTATATCAAACATATCCATATCAGTCGGTACACTATCAAAGTAATTATCTTGTGGCATACTTAGCTCTTGCTCGAATACTTCTATGTTCTCAAAGTTCGGCATCATGTCAGTAGCATCCATAGTCATAACTTCTACTTCAAAGTTTTCTATTTGCATTTCTTCCATGTTGATTTCCATCACTGGCAAATCATACATTACTGGCTCAAAGTCATCTTCTAATTCTATTTCTTCAGGTATGTAAGCAACTATGGTTTCAGGTATGGCATACACAATAAATTCTTCAGGAGTAAAAAAATCTTCTGGTACAAAAAATTCTTCTGGAATGTTCTGTATGATTTCTTCTACGGCTGCTAGTTCTTCAGTAGCAGGACAAGTGCTTGGTGTTTTTTCCCAACAATACTCAACTGTAGTTACAGTAGTGCTAGACAAAGCTGAGTAATCAACTGTCGCCAATGGGTTCGTCACATCCACGCCTGCATGGCCTCCGTTATAACTTGCTTGCTTATTGTTTATAATATCAAAATCAAAACGATACGTCATAACACCATGTGTCATGTTAGGATCAGCGTTCATAATTAAAGTATTACCGTAATTATTTAACTGATAATTGTGATTCGTAGTATCGACAAAGGTTGTACTTTGTGTGGTAGTATCAACACCATTAGTTGCAGTTTGTGACATGGTAACAGTAGACTCTACTGAGTTCCACCATCTTATGTCAGCAGTAAAGTTTGATGTAAAACCTTGTCTTAGTTCTTCTATAGTTAAATAATCTGTTGAGTTTACTACTGTCTCTGCATAAGTATTTTCTTTACCTGTCAACCAAGTTGAATGATTAAGGTCTGAGTTATCAGGAAATATTGTACCGTTCCAAGTACCATCATCAAAATCTTGCGATATTAAATTACCAGAAGTTACAAGGTTACCTGTGGTTACGGTACTAATAGTAGTGGTATCGCCTAAGTTGGGAGTGTCAGGTAAAACTACGTCTGTTGCTTTACTCGTTACCGAGCTTAACAGTACCGCCAGAATAAGTAATAATATCTTCATCTTCTTCTTGCTCCAAGTCTGCTATTTTTTTATCGTCTATTCTTGTAGTGTAGTTTAAGTTTTTAGTGTACTCCTCATAGTCAGGTCTAAGCTTACTATATAGTTTCCATTTTTCTTCAGCTTCAGCACCTATGCTTCCTAAATACGGACAACTCGTACCCGCCATAGCCATCGCCTCAAACACCATTGGGTTTTGACAAAGTAATGCAATACTCGCTACACGCATATTCATATCATGTAGGGCTTTTGCAAGTTTAAGTCTTTCGCAGTTTAAATCTCTTTTAGAAGTACCCATTGATACACCTAACCCAAACTTCTGTACGCCACCTACTACCGCTATACTACATACGTCTTGTGACATATTAGATAGACTAGGTGCAGCAGAACTAGGCACGACACGTTGATCACCAGTGTATGCGTTGTTGGTTGTTTCGTTGTTAGTAGTTGTGTTAGAAGATGATCCTGATTGAAAGTTAGTAGTTGCCTCACTGTGATAACCACCTGTGATAGCAGTATTGGTTGCAGAACTACCAGAAGTAGACTGTGTGTTAGTGGTTGATCCTGCACCAGTTACATCTGCCAAAGCAGAATCCATTAATGCACTAAAAGCCCACAACATACCTACTGTGATAACTATAGCTATACCTATACTTCTTATCATACCTCTTCCCCGTATCTGCTTTCGCAGTAAAATTCAAAACCTGTCATGTCATCACCATACTCAATAAGGTGTGGACTTAACAACTCAACCTTGTTTGCGGTGATGAATTCCCAACACGCCCAAGTATCATTAAATGGTTTAAGTTTATATTCTCTACTGTATTGTTCCCCACCACTAAATGTCAGCATGATGGTTATAACAAAGAACATCATTTTTTAACTAATGATCCACCAAAGTATAAGCCAATAATAGCTGATACAAGATTAGTATCTAATGGGGTTATAACGATACCTTTATGTGCCATTGGTACCCATTTCATTACATCTTTACCTTCTAAGAATAAGAAACCTGGTTTAAACTCTGTATAACCTACGATAACGTGTGCATCGGGTGTAACTAATGGTAGGATCTTCGGCAAGACCACAATAGCGAATACAGCCGTTAAAGCGATAATACGCCTAGTCCATTGAAAGCCTACATTTTCATATTCTCTAGCTTCTTTAAAAGCCTCTGTTTGTACTTCAGCTCTTTGTATAAGCATTTTTTGTTCGGCTTGTTTAGCCTTAATAGATTGTGACCATATACTCATGACTCCACCTAATACGGTTGAGCCAAGCATGGTAATCATTTCAAATGGCATTAGTGCCTCCTATTTAATTGTATATCCTGTCGGCTGGGTCGATAAGTTGGGAGTCTTGTCAGGTTGATTACCTGCAAGTATATCTTCTAAGTTTTTATTTATATACCAAATTACTGAACCAATAATACTATCTCTAGTAAATGTGTCCGAAATATCTTTGAGTGAGCAACCGTATTGTAATAACAATGATACTGCTTTGCTAGAACTACGCAACTCTCTGTCTAAAGTAGATTCTGACTTCTTAGTCTTAATCCACACCGCTACAGGTAAGACGCCATTATCATCAAACACATAATCAAGTATGGCATTTAGTGGATTGTCATCTACTATTATTCTCACGTTGTGTGAGTACATTCGATTAGGTATTTGTAGTCTAGTCACATTAGTCATTTTCTATTTCTAGCAACATTTGCAATACATGGATTGCTTTGTTGAGGTTTTCAATACGTGAGCCTTTTTGTCTAATGATATACTGAATAGCATCGCCTTCAGCTTTACCTATTTTATTCTTTATAAAAAACTCCATAGGTTGAATTTTGAAGTCTAAGTAATGTTCACCACCAACTTGTTCATCAAACGAACTCATGGACAGACTTTATTCCATTTGCCACCCTTTGACAAGACCATAGGTAACAATTTTGGTAAACCATCGATGATGATACCACAACCAATTATCGGTCTTGATTTTTGGGTTTTGCAATATTCGAAAGCCAGTGACTTTGCATCTATGAGACAGCCTACCTGCATACCCCAATTCAAGTTGTTGGGATTACCCCAATACTGTATGGAGCAAGAACTATGATAGTGGCCTTGTACTGTTGGACAACCATATTGTTGTGCCACCTTTAAGACGTTGGCAGCTTTACCATGACAGAAGTAAACCTGTTGACCATTAGACATGGTGATAAGGAGATCATCGTGCCATACCCAACCAGGCCCTACTTGTAAGAACTCATTATAAGACTTCATGGCAGCTCTTGGCAAACCACTAGCCTTTTGTCTACGATAAACTAACGAACCATGATTACTGTCCATAAGATCCATCTGTGGAAATAGTTTTTCCATTTGATGTATCGTAGGTAATGAGGCTTGATGTTCGTCACCTGCACTATATAGGTCAGGATCACTGTCGTGAAAACTTATAGCATGAGAATCAACTTCATCGCCAATGTGTATCACACGATCTGGCTTGTACTTTTTTTTAAGTGCTTTAAGAAAAGGTATTAGATCAGGATGATGGTAAGGACAATGGGTATCTGAAATAACTAGTATGACCGAGTTCTTAGACATACTAATTTATACACTACTTTACCCTATATGTGCAATACTACGTAAATGATCTAATAATCAAGAATAACATCTGTGCAAATACTGTCGTACCAATAAACCACACTAAAGTCCTTAATTGTCGCATATCTTTTTCAATATGAAATATATGATTATCCT